CTGCGCCAACGGGCTGCGCTTCTACGTGACGCACAAAAGCAACGAGGATGTGCGGTTCAACTGAGCGGGTAACTGCGTTATTGCACTTTAACGGTGTCTGAGAACTGAGAACTGTGAACTGAGAACTATGACAAAGCCCAGACCCAAAACCGGGGAGCAGCGGAGGACGAAGCAGCCGCTCAAGATCGACCGCCTGCCGCAGTCCGCGCAGGAGGCGATCCAGGCGCTCTACGGCCGCGGGCGCACCTGGGTGGAGATTGCGGAGCAATCGGCGCGGCCTTACAGCGCGGAGTGGGAGAAAGACGGCGGCGGCTTCATCGACTGGCCGAATGTCGATCCGGACGCGCTGGACCTCTTTCCCGGCCTGTGCCTGGCGAAATCCAGCTTGCAGCGCTGGTTCGATCTGCGCGTGAGCCAGGTGCGTGCCCAGGTGATGGCCGAAAGCACCAAGGCGCGGGAGTGGGCCGCGGCCTTCGCCGGCAACGACCTGGCCGGATCCAATGCGGCTGTGATGAACGCCATGCGCGATCAGGTCTTCACCCTGATGCGCCAGGTGGGGCCGGGCGACCAGGAGAAGTTCCTCGACGCGCTCAATCAGCTTTCTTTGACCATGAGCCGCCTCCAGCGCGTCGATCTGCAAGCCAAGCGCGTGGAAGTGGATGCGCGCAAGCTGAAAATTCTGGAAGAGCGCGAAACCCTCCAGCGCAAGCAGCTTGAGGCGGAGACCGAGGGCGCGGCTAAAAAGCTCTCCAAGGGCGAGCTGACCGTTGAAGACATCAACCGCCTGCGCGAGCGCGTTTTTGGTTTGCCTCCGGTTGAGAGTCCGGAGGCCGTCCATGGCTGAAGTCAAGCTCCCTCCCGTCATTCGTCTCCGGCCTTATCAGCAGCGCTGGGTTGACGATCACACACGCTTCAAGTTCGCGGTCAAGTCGGCGCGCATCGGCTTCAGCTATGCCACCGGCCTGGAAGCGATCTTCGATTGCCTGGAACACGCCAACGCCACCTGGACCGTGCTGAGCGCCTCAAAAGCGCAATCGACCGAATTTATCGAAACCTGCCAAAAGAATCTGGAGCTGATGGGCGGAGCGGCGCAGCTCTACCAGGATGAGGACTTCATTGACGCCCTGGGCCGGATCGAAGCCATTCAGCAGCGCATCACTTTCCCCAACGGAAGCCGTATTATCGCGCTGCCCGCCAACCCTCGCACCGCGCGCGGCTATCCCGGCAACGCTATTCTGGATGAATTCGCGCACCATGAAGACAGCTATGCCATCTTCGCGGCCGTCTTCCGCCAGGTGGCGCTGGGACACAAGCTGCGCGTTCTTTCCACGCCCAACGGCCAGCAGGGCAAGTTCTACGACATTGCCCGCCAGCTCGGCCTCGAAACAGGCGCGCCGCCTTCCCATCAGCCCGTCAAGAAGGATGGCTGGAGTGGCCACTGGGTCGATGTACACATGGCCGTGGCCGAGGGCTGCCCGATTGACATCGAAGAGATGCACCGCGGCCTGAATGACGAGGATACCTGGAATCAGGAGTTCCTTTGCATCTTCATCCAGTCGACCGGCTCCTGGCTGACTCTGGATCTGATCAGCGCGTGCGAAGACGCCGGCGCCACCATCGATCTGCCGCCCGACTTCCATCCGCGCGGCCGGCTGAACTCTGGCATCGACGTGGGCCGCACGGGCGACGCAACCTGCCTCTGGCTCGATGAGCGGATCGGCGACGTGGCCTGGACGCGCGCCGTAGTCAAACTGCACGCCATGACATTTCCTGACCAGGCCAAGCGGCTGAATCCGATTGTGCGCATGACGGCCCGGTCCGCCATCGACATGACCGGCATGGGTGTGGGCCTTTACGACCTGCTCAACCTGGAAAATCAGGGCCGGCTGATGGGCGTGAGCTTTGGCGGCTCCAACGATAACGGCGTCAAGATGAAGATTGATCTGGCGATCCGAATCAAGAAGCGTATGGAACAGCAGCGCAGCCGCATTCCTTACGATTTGCAGATCCGTGCGGAGCTGATGGCCATCAAGCGCCAGGCCACGGCCAGCGGCGTCACCTTTGACGCGCCGCGCATTGAAGTGGATACGGCCGTCGCCGGCGGCGCCAGAAAAAAGGTCTACTCCCACGCCGACGCCTTCTGGGCAAAGGCGCTGGCTGATCTGGCCGCCGACGATGGCTTCTGCCGTCTCGACGGCGTGCAGGTCTCTGAAAAGCCCACCTCCTACTCCCAACTGAAAGGCTACCTGTGATGGCCGACGAAAAGATTCAAGCCGTTCCTCCGCTGCCGCCCAAAGGCGAGCTGCTCAGCAGCAGCAGCCTTTACATGCAGCAGCTCTCGCTCTACCGCAACACGCTGGCTTTTGGAGGCACGCGCAACCCCTCCGACATCTACAGCAGCATGGCCTACAACCTCCCGACGACGATGGCTTACTATCGCGAGCTGGAAGACAAAGATCCGGACGTGAGCAACTGCCTTCATACCCTGAAGCTCTCAGTGCTGGAGCGCGATCGCAGCGTGCTGCCCGCGCCGCGCGACGAATCCGCGCTGGCCCAGGAGGCGAAGGAGTTCGTTGAAGAGCAGCTCGGCAGGCTCGACTTCCATGCGGTGCTGGATTGCATTCTGGATGCGCCGGGTTATGGCTTCAGCGTGCAGGAGATGATCTTCGACACCTCGGAGGGTCAGGCGGAGCTGGTACAGATCTCCGATTGCCCCCAGGAGCTTTTTCTCTTTGGCAATCGCTTCTATCCGCAGGTCAACGGGCTGCAACTGCTTCCCAACCCCTGGGCTTCTGAGGGATCGGAGATGCCCGAGCAGAAGTTCATCATCTTCAGCTATCGCGGGCGCAACCGCAACCGCATGGGGCGTCCGCTCCTCAAAGAGGTGTTCTGGCCGAGTTGGTTCAAGCGGAACGTGGAGCGCCTGTGGATGCAGTACGCCGAGAAAGGCCCCGGCACGGCTGTCGTTCATTACAACGACGCCGACAATGCGAGCGAGCGCAAACAGGCCGTGGACATTGCCCAGGCGCTCATTGACAGCGTTGCCGTCGCGGTGCCCAAAGGCTTCGAGTTCGAGCCGGAGCTGCTCAAGATCGCCCGCGCTCAGGATCCCAAGGTCTATGAAAACTTTTGCAAGGCGAAGCAGTACGACATTGCGCGCGTAGTTTTGGGCGAGACTCTGACGAGCTTCGGCAACGAAGGCGGCGGAGGGTCAAAGGCGCAGGGTCAGACCCACGCCGACACGCTGGACTCACGCTCGGTGGAGCTATGCCGCAGTCTCCAGAGCGTCATCAACCATCAGCTCATCCAGCCGCTGGTGCTATGGAACTTTGGGCCGAAGGCGCCGATGCCAGTCTGGCAATTCGATCTGGAAGAGGCGGAGGATCTCTCCCTCTGCATTACGGTGGACAGCGCCTTGCAGCGCATGGGCTACAGCTTCACAGCCGGCTACACCTCGGATCGTTACGACCGGCCACTGCCTCCGGGCTGGACGCCGGATCAGCTCCTGGTGCCCAATGTCAACGCGCCGCAGGTGGCGCTCACCGACCGCTCGTCGGCCACCTATGCCGAGCGCCAGGCCGAGGCCTCGATGCGCCAGGAGATGGAGCAATACGACAAGCTCTTCGGGCAGCTCCAGGGCGAGGCGAAGGGCATCTTCGCCAAGCGCGTGAAAGAGATTGTTGACTCGGCCGCGCCACAACAGGAGGCCTGAGTTGGATTCCGGCCAGGTCCAGCTCGGTGATCTGCTGGCGCGCCACATGGCGGCCAGCGATCTGCTGGGGCGTCTCCATGTCGCCCGTTATGGACTGCTCAAAATCCAGCGGCCGGTGCATCTGGCCACCAGCTCGCGGCTGCGCAACTTTGCCGACAGCGACGCCCAGGGCGACACCTTCAACGTCGGCTTCAGCTTCAATCTTCCGCCCACCGGCGCGGTCGATTATCTGCGCAACCTGACACCGGTGACGCGGGATCTCTTTGACGGACTCACCAGCCAATACCGGCGCGACGCCTTCACTGTGGCCGGTCTCAGCGATCAACGGCTCATTGCGAAGATCCGCGACGCGCTCAGCGAGACGCTGGCCAAAGGCGGCTCAGCCGCCGATTTCCGCAGATCTGTGAATGAGCTAACCAGCGAGGCCGGCGTCGAGCAGCTCGCGGCCTTCGAGCTGGACACCGTTTTCCAAACCAATCTAGGCAAAGCCTACTCGGCCGGCCGGCTTGAGCAGATGCGCGAGCCTTCACTGATGGAGGCTCTCCCTTTTTGGCAGTATTGGACTGCCGGGGATCTGCGCGTTCGCCCCGCGCACGCGGCGCTGGATGGCTTCTGCGCGCGCGCCATCGATCCAGTCTGGCTGCGCATCTATCCGCCGAATGGCTTCAACTGCCGCTGCTCGGTGATTCCCGTGCTGCCCGAGGATGCGCCTGAAGGCAGCGGTGAAGGCGGCATCGAGCGGCTTCCGCTGCTCGCCGCATTCGCCCGGCCCGAGGGCTGGCACGGGCTTGCATTCTAGCTCCAAATCCTGCACAATTAATTTCTGCTTTTGATCTCTGATCGCTGATCTGCGATCTCCAATTCTGCTTTTTTATAGCGAAACTATTCCATCTTCCTCACCATCTCCAGTTACAACACTGAGCCATGTTGACCTACGTTAAATTCAGTGTATGGCAGCGCTCACCAAGACAGTTGACGGCAAACCGCTCCCCGCGGAAAAGTTCGCGTATGTCGGTGACGACCAGGATATTTCCACCTGGCATCTGCCCATCGACGCCGATCACATTGATTCCGCCGTCAAGATGTTCGGCCACGAAAAGCATGTGCCGGAGGCCGCCAAGGCCGCAGTCGCACGCAAGATCGAGGCCGAAGCCAAGAAGCACAACATCAATACCACCGACTTTCACAAGACCTATCTCTCCAGCCAGGAGCACGGCGAAGCGCCGCGGCCCTGGATCGAGATCTTCCGCGCGGGCGACTATCGCGGCGCGAACAAGGGTTTGATCTCGCGCGAAGACCTTGATCGCGTGGTACGCAACTACGACCCCACCTACCACGAAGCGCCCGCAACCATCGGCCACCCGGCGGATGA